CGCCCAAAACCTCACCAAATACAGCAGCAGGACGAACACTTGGAGACACATCAGAAATGCTGGAATATGTATATCCTGGCTCCTTTAGTGCCTCCCTGATTGTTCCTGTAAGACCGCGCTCTGACACAGGAATCCTAACGCTCTCTGGAAGCCCAACCTTTTCTAATCCAATATTTGCAATTTTCAGAGCAGATTCAACAGCGGTTACTGGCAATCCAAGAAGTTCGATCATACCAACATTAGCACCAGTGCCTATTGCTTGGGGTATTGTTGTTACTGAATAACCTGATTCTGGCGCAGATATATTTATAACATTGCGCCTACCAAGCTCCTCAGCAATTTCTTTTTGCCTGCCAGATAGTTTTCCAGCATTATAGTCAGATATAATTTTATTCAAATCTACAGGCATATTTTTACCTATCTATTGAAAGATTCGTATTCGTTCAAAAGTTGTTCAGTTGTTTTTTGTTCTTTTCCATAAAAACCAGTCCCAGTTTTAAATTGTTTGGTTTTTTCAATCATGGCTTCATATTTACGAACACGTCTATTTATACCATCAATAACAGATTGAGCTTCCTTCTGCTCTTTTCTATTCATTGTTGGAAGTTTAGATTTTATTTCAGAAATTCTTTCTCTGCTAAAAGAAATAAGCTGTTCAGTTTTTGATCTGAAATTAGCGTCATTCATGCTTGGTTTTGGCATAATTTCTTCAATAGTAGAGGCTACAACTTTTGTCAGCTTACCGCCCAAATCTCTAACAAGCTCAACTTGCATTTCCTTATTTACGTTATTTACATAGTCTCTTGCCTTAGCTTGATCGACCATTGCTTCACCGCCCAAAGCACCAAAAACACCACGAACAGTAGAACCAAATAAACCGCCCAAATCTCCCTGCGCGGCATCGTCTATAGTTGGTGCTTTTGCGATCTCATCAGGTGTTGGTAATTGTTGATCTACTGTTTCTTGCGAAGAAATTGCAGCAAGATCAGTTTGAATTGATGCGCCTGGATTTATAATTTGTTTATATGTTTTAGATTTAGGATTAGTATCCACAAGAACATCAGATCCATCAATATTCATTTTAACAAACTCAGGATTTGTTGATTCTTCTAATGACATTAATGTTGCGGCATCACCAAGCTGAGTTTGAAGATCTTTTCTATAAGCCTCCTGCGCACCCAGTAGGCCACTGGCAAGAGACTGACCAAAAGAAATAGGTGTGCGTGATGGCCCTTGACCAAGCAAACCAAGGCCAAGTTTCATAATAGCCTGACGCTGAGCTTCCTGACGCGCTTGCTGACCTAAAAGATCTCCTAAAGCTCCACCACCACCAAAAAGAGTTCCAGCCTCATATTTTTTACCAATATTAGTTGGAATGTTTAATATGCCGCGACCGATGCTTGATACACCGCCCATTAAATTACCAAACAAACTATTTTCAGCCATGACAGCTCCTTAAAGTAATCCAAGCCCACCGCCGATAAGAGCGTCAAGCCATTTATTGCCTGTCAATCCGAGTTGTGATCCAACCATAGCACCACCAAGGAATGTTGATCCCTTGCTTGGCGTGTAATATGGAGTTATAGCTGTGGTTTCAGTTCCAGGGAATCCATAAGCCACAGATCTTAACTTTTCAAGCTGTTGCCAAGGAGCTTCCGCCTCATACATATATCGGTTTAATGCCTCATCTAAACCTAATTGCGTCATGCGTTGACGCTCTGCACCAACCTCTCCCAGCTTGCCAATGTCATAATAATCAGCCTGAGCGAAACTTGGGGCAAGTTGCAAGGCAGCTTGTTGTCTAGCGCGTTCATTGGCATAGTCAGTATATGCTATATCAGCAGCAACATCGCCAACTGATTTAGCAACTGCCTGACCACCAAGACCTGAGCCTAGACGACCGCGCGATGCAAGACTGCTCATAGCTGCCGCTTGTGCTGGCTCTGTAGCTCTTGCAATAGCCGCTTCTAAACCAGGTGTGCCGCCAAGAAAGCCGCCAGTCAAAGTTTTTTCCAGCAAATCTTGAGCCGCAGTCATAACTGGAGATCCACCTAATGCGCGTTCTTCCATTAAGGTTAATGCCATTTCCTGTTCTGGAGAAAATGGAGCATAAGTTGTTCCAGGATAGTATTCAGGTGCGCCAAATCCGTATAGCTTTTCGGCTTCCTTTAACACATATTCTTGATATGGTTGTGCGAAGCCACCTGTTGTGGTTGTGGTTCCTGTTGCTGTATCTACTGCCATTTTAACACCTCTTTGGGGATAATTTACACCCTATTCTATCCTTTGTCTAATCTTAACCTATGATAATATAATCGTATGTTTTGCCTGAAACGCTGTTCGGCAGGTGATTTATTGTAGCCTGCCCCTTTTGTCTGTCTGTCACATACATCTCAAATGCCGTTCCAGTTGTCTGAGATGGATCTAGTAACTGCAAATTAACCATCAGAGATGGTATAGCTGGCATCGAAAACGGAGTCGTAATAGCAGAATACGCTTCAAGATATACATTAGCGTGTTCTACAGCACCAACAACCTCAACATAATCTCCAGCATCTAATTCAAGCGGATGGTTTATAGACACTGGCATATAGCCATCAACAGATCCGTGATGCTCAACCACAGCAAATTTCGTTGCCGAATGTGGATAATCAGTTCCGTTTACTCTAATCCACAAATAACCATTGTAAATCTGCGGTTCCATATTAACAAATAAAGCAGAAATATCTAAGTCATAAATACCAGCATAATCAACTGTTATCTGATTTGATGACAATGACATTCCATAAGCATACTCTGTATCCGTTAATGTTAAAACTTGTGGCGTATTAGCCGCAGAAAAAGTTATGTCTGAATGTTCTTCAAAAGTACCATACGGATAATAATTAGCCGCTGCCGCAGACAAAGAAGATGGAGCAAATAAAATAACAGAATCAGAACCTATACGGCGATCAAGGAGCGTTGTTGTAGTAGCTCCACCAGTTGCTAGAGTAACAGTGCCAGTAGAGTTCAGCTTGCCTTCAACAAGGTTATTTACCACCTCTGCTATTTCGCGTGGTGTTCCACCTTGGTTTGGAAGTCTGCGATACTGGTTAGCCATTACCTACGTCCCATTATTCCAAAGTCAACATCAATACCTTGAGCCTTCTTCCAGCCGCCAGATAGATTTAAACGAACCCTATGGTAACGCCCATTAGATCGAACAGGTATTAAATTGTCTGTATTCAAAGATGCTGCAGATCCAAACGTATATGTATCTATTTGCCTATTGCGTGTCGCAACTTGCGCAGTAACTGTACCAGAAGCACTGGGACGCAATGTAACGTATGGTATAATATTTCTAAGCAAGCTGAGAGAGCCTGGTTTAGCTTCAAACTCAGAGGTTTCAACTGTTGCACTAAGAACATCTCCAGTGAAGGTCTGAATCTTATTGTCTTTAGACGCTGCAAAAAGAAATTCTCCACCGCGATAAATGGCTCCATCAAGAGAAGCAGGAAGCACATCAATAGAACCACCAAAAGCTGTATCAAGATCTTCAAGGGTATAACCAGCAGTATATATAGGAACGACCAGATCAACAGCAATGTCGGCTGTTGACCATTTATCCAGCGCATAGTTGTAGATAAGCATCTTGTCAGGAGAGCCATCAAGAGACTCAGTGCTTGTGTAAGACCAGACAATAATCTGTCTGAGAGGGTCAGCAGAAGCTGACATATTCTTTGCATATTCACCATTCCAATCCTCTAAGAAATAGCGGTTGACCTTCTCTGCGCCGATAGGCTTGGAGCGTTCACCATCAAACATATAAAAGCCATCATCAGCAAGATAGAACACAGCATGGCCCACATTGCAGACGCTACCAGGCACTTTACAGCCGCGCACAGTCTCAACCTTATCAAACTGGAAGATAAGCGGAGAGCCAATATATGAAGCACGAACAATACCTTTCTCTAGCAAAATGGTAGCATATTCACCACCTACAAGACCAGTAACATCACCCATGTCAGCAATGTCCTGATAGTCAGCCTGAGTTGCCGCAGAGATAGCCCAGCTTGTATGGTCTCCAATACCAGACCAACGAACGCGATATGGCTTTGTTGAATCTGTGGGATCATAGGTAAAACCAGTCATTACAAAGTCGCGCACAACAGCTATGTATTTAGCTTTAGGAGCATCAGCAGAAAGATCGCCAAAAGTAGATCCACTAGCCGCTTGGGTATATTGAATGGGATCAG